GCATGTGCTTCACTTATAGGCATGACTACGGACTCACGATTAGTGAGGACGACAAGATGTACACTTTAAATAGTGGTGTCACAGAAACAGAGCGCAAGGCTATTTGGATTACAATGGCACAGATATTTGATAATGACATTGCGCCATATATGGAATTTAAAAATGAAATACAGAAAGAAACCAGTAGTAATTGAAGCAGTACAGTTTGTGTACACCGGTGAAGGCATTAGACGCTTACAAGAGTTTTGCGGCTATGCACTAGGACAGTTTGCTAAGGCTCGCCACCCTAACGCTAAAGGTGAAGTTGAGATCGGTACACTGGAAGATGGTGAGCATCTAACTGTGAAGCATATTGCTACAGAGGGCGATTGGATTATTAAAGGGGTGCAAGGTGAGTTCTATCCTTGCAAGCCAGATATTTTTGAACAAACCTATGAGGCCGTAACAGATGAAGAGTGAAGTAAATTTAATTGGCGTAACCAAGCCTAGTGCCATTACTGAGTGTTTTACACCAGGCGACCTAGTTGCATACACAGCACGAGTTAGCAATCCGGCTAACCAAAACAATACACAAACAGCACCTAAACTGCTAAAGTATCTAATTAGAGAAAAGCACTGGAGTCCGTTTGAGATGGTGCATATGACGTTGGAAATTAAAACCACACGTGATATTGCACGACAGATTCTACGCCATCGTAGCTTCAGCTTCCAAGAGTTCAGCCAGCGTTATGCTGTAGCAGAGAACATCGGGTGTGATAGAGAAGCACGTCTACAAGATACTAAGAATCGTCAGAATTCAGTTGAGGTCAATGATCCAGAAATGCAAGAAAGCTGGAACATGCAACAAGCAAAGGTTCGTAATGCCGCACAGGCCGCTTATAAATGGGCACTGGATAATGGCATTGCAAAGGAACAGGCTCGTGCAGTACTACCAGAAGGTCTCACACAAAGCACATTGTACATGGCAGGCAATTTGCGCTCTTGGATTCATTATATTGACCTACGTGCATCAAATGGTACACAAAAAGAACATATGATTATTGCAGAGCAGTGCAAGAAGATTGTGTTAGAACATTTTCCTATGCTCGAGGAATACTGGGCAACCAATGAAGATTGACTTTGACGTAGACATTGATATGGCTAACCGTGATGACTTCTTGCGGTTAGTTAATCATACGCCTGCTAGTATTAGAAACACTGACGGCGCCTACTCAAAGCACAATACAGGTGTGTACTTCCAAACTATACCAACCTTTCCATTAGACGGTTACAGTAGTATTGACTATGAAACTGCCGAAGAAGACGGTTGGTTTAAAGTAGACGTACTTAATAACGGCATCTACAAAGATGTTAGAGATGAAGCACATCTTACAAAATTAATAGATACTGAACCGCTTTGGGACTTGTTGCAACATGAAGAATTCGTAAGTCAATTGTTTCATGTTAGTAATTATGCTAAGATCTTAGCACAATATAAACCTACTAGCGTAGAACAACTTGCTATGATACTAGCAATCATTCGTCCTGGTAAAAAACATCTTATTGGTAAAAGCTGGGACGAGATTGCACTTACTGTATGGGATAAACCCGTTGAGGGCTATTACTTTAAGCATAGCCATGCTGTAGCCTATGCTGTTGCTATCGTTGTGCAAATGAATTTAATTTGCGAGCTTGCTTAATCTGTTTTTCTGATTAGCTGTATACTGCGGCGCTTAATGCGCTTCTTAAGTAAGTTGTGTAGACTAGTAAGCGGACCAAAGAGCACGTCTACATCCTTCATTACAAATGTCCTTAAGCAGGGTTTAAACGGCTTCATTTCGTGGTGTAAAAATACGTCTATGGGCAGCATACGGTTGCTCTCCCACCACCACATATCACCTAGCTCTAAAAATTCTCGCTTTAGTTCTGTGGTTGGTATAAGTTCAACATCATAAAAAGTTATTATAGCATTATCGTGGTTTACAACAATACCAACATAGTCTTTTTCTATATAATGAAGCCCGGTAAGAAATTCTAATTGTGCGTAGTCATGTTCTTGCATGTTGTTGATATTTATTAAATACCTCTATAAAACTCATTGTTATTGGAACACTACTCTGATAAATAGTAATATGAATAGCGATTTTAAACTTTATCTTTATGACACTACTATTGAACTAGTAGTAACATCTAGTAGTATTTATGTGGATAACAAACCTATGAACAATAGAAATCTGAGCGCACACAAAGGTGTAACTAACGAAATTTACTTTAACATCAGAAATAGGGATCGAAAACTGCAAAATGTGTTTTCAGATACGCTAAGGGCGTATCTAATTGATCCTAACAGTAAAAAACGACTGTTTACAAAGGTATTAGAAAACACTTCTGATGTGGGCATTGTTAAATTAGTGCTGTTAGAGGGCGATCTTGTTAACGTTGAACCAGGGCTTTATCAAATACATATAACACGTTCTACACAAGAAGATGTGGATTTACCTGTGTTTGTAGATCAAAACAACAATGTACGTTTAGACATTAGGATTACAGATCAAACTAGTGTTGATCCTGTTCCTACCCAAGTAGAAACAGTGTTTAGCCAATTAGCAAATACTTCACTGGGTGATAGTTCAAATGTATTTGTAAGTAGTGCATTATATGGTAACTTAGATAATAACTTTGTAAACGCACAGCATACCATTGCACTTTATACTACAACTTATACTGGCAACATTACTATTCAAGGTAGCTGCTTAGTAGGCGTACCTGATACCGATGATTTGAGTAAAGATTGGTTCCACATTGAAACTATTGCGTTGAGCAATGTTAGCACAATCACTCACAGCACGTTTAGTGTAAACGCAAACTGGATACGAGTTATCCATACACCGGATAATTCATCAGGTACATTAGATAAAGTAATGCTCCGAAATTAACGCTTGACTTTTTTGTATAAAGTTGTATAATACTACTATGGATCTTGACTCTATAGTAGAAAGCGTACATCGTTTACTGCTCAATAATTTACCTATTCGTACAACCAGAACGCCTAGCGGCTGGAACACATTCAATTGTCCAATGTGTTCTGACAAGCGTAAGCGAGCAGGTATCATAACCAGCGGCGCAAAAATTTCCTATAATTGTTTTAACTGCAAATATACAACTGGTTGGAGCCCTAGCCCGCATATCGGACAAAAGTTTAAAGACTTGGCAACTAGATTAGGTGCATCTGATTCAGATATACACAGCGTACAAGTTGATCTGATGCGCTGTCAAGAAGAGCTAGAAGGGTTAGAAACAGAAGGATATGTTTATAATCTTTCAAAGTTTGAAACTGTAGAGCTTCCTGACAATGTGCAAATGATTGAAGACCTGCCCTTAGATCATGATGTACGACAATATGCTAGACAGCGAGGCTTAGAAGGGTTATATCCTCTACTATACTTTCCAAACGACCCTTTGTATGCAAAGCGGTTAGTAGTACCATTTACTTTTAACGGCGAAGTAATAGGTTGGACAGGCAGACACATTGCTCCACCGGATAAAGCTACTCCTAAATATCTACACAAGCTGCCCCCGGGTTATGTGTTTAACATTGACCGTTTTGCGGACAGTGACAGAGAAATTGTTATTGTGGTAGAGGGTGTGTTTGATGCAATCGGCATTGATGGCATTGCTGTAATGGGAAATCATGTTACGCCTGAGCAAGCACATCTGATTGAAAGATTAGGTAAGCGAGTAATACTATGCCCTGATAGGGATGAACCCGGTAAAGAACTAATCGATGAAGCTCTTGCGCTAGGTTGGGAAGTGAGCTTTCCGCCATGGGATAAAAATGTCAAAGATGCAGCCGATGCAGTAGCTAAATATAGCAGGCTTCTTACAGTTGCTAGTATCATTAAGCACTCTACTGACAACAAAATTAAAGCACAAGTAAAGGCAAAGATGCTATGAAGTTATTTGTTAATGGTTGCAGTTTTACCCACGGACATAAAGATTGGGACAAGAGTATGTTAGCAACAGACTGGGCCTGGCCTAGTTTGATGTCTGATAGATTTGATGAAACTGTTAACCTTGCTTGGCAAGGCGGAAGTAACCATAGAATAGTTCGTACTACATTAGAGTTCTTTGATAAAATTAAAGACACTAGTAACTGGCTTGCAATTATTCAATGGACACAGCCATATAGCAGAACCGAGATGTATGATGCAAAAACAAAAACATACTTTGGATATTGTGACGGCTCCGATGAACCGGTTTTCGACCTAACTGCAAATACAAAATTTGTAACCATCCCAAAAGATTTTTACAGAACTATTCAGCTATACAAGCAGACTACTATTATTAGATCTCACGTGGAATTGCAATCTAACTTCATACATCAAAATTTTTTGCTTTCTGAATATTTTAAAAGACGCGGTATTAAATTTGTTTTTGTATCCTTATCTTCGTATTCATTTATTCATCCAGAAAATGAACATCCGCTAGTCAAACATTTGTCTAGAGAAAACTATTTAGAAACAACATTAACATCATTTATTAATCCAAATGTTAAACATCTTATTGAAAGCGACACCGATTATCATCCTAATAAAGCAGGACATAAAGTGATTGCAAACTATATAACTAAAGAACTTGAGGCGAGAAACTATCTATGAGCGATGTAAAAGAATACACAGAAGAAGTGCAAGAACTTTTCTTGCGATTCCTAATTAGCGATCCAGATTTGTTTGCCCGTTGTCAGAACATTGTTCGTAGCGAATTCTTTAACCGCAAGTTTAAGAATACTGTAGACTTACTGGTAAGCCACAGCACTAATTACACTAGTATTCCTACTATTGAACAGATTAATGCTGTTGGCGGACTTAATCTAGAGAAGATTGAACACGTAACACCAGACCATCAGAATTGGTTTATGGATGAGTTTGAAACTTTTTGTAGACACAAAGCATTAGAAAAAGCAATCATTGACAGCACTGACTTGCTGGAGAAGCAACGTTACGGTGAAGTTGAAACTAAGATCAAGGCTGCAACACAGCTAGGATTGGTTAAGGACCTAGGTTTAGATTACTTTGACAATCCTAAAGAACGACTTGAGTGGATCAAACAGCAAGCCGGCGCTATTAGCAGCGGTTGGAAAGGCATCGACCAGAAGCTGTATGGTGGACTTAACCGAGGCGAGATCACAATCTTCGCTGGAGGCTCTGGCGCAGGTAAGAGTTTGTTCTTACAGAACTTTGGTGTTAACTGGAGTCTAGCAGGACTAAATGTTGTTTACATTAGTCTAGAACTTAGTGAACAGCTAATTAGTATGCGACTAGACAGTATGGTAAGTGGCTATGCAGCTAAAGAAATTATGCGTAACGTAGATGATGTTGACCTTAAGGTACGTATGAAAGGCAAAGGCGCAGGTAAGTTTCGTGTTAAGCAAATGCCTAGCGGTATTAACGCCAACGACATTCGTGCGTTCTTGCGTGAATATGAAATCCAAAGTGGTGTTAAGGTAGACTGTTTACTTGTTGACTACTTGGATCTTATGATGCCTATTGCGGCAAAGATTAGCGCAGAAAACTTGTTCGTTAAGGACAAGTATGTATCAGAAGAATTGCGTAACCTAGCAGTTGAACGACAAATGCTACTAGTCACAGCATCGCAGTTAAACCGTGCGGCTGTAGAAGAGATTGAATTTGACCACAGCCACATTGCAGGCGGTATCAGTAAGATCAACACAGCAGATAACGTAGTGGGTATCTTTACCAGTAACGCTATGCGTGAGCGCGGACGCTATCAGATACAGTTTATGAAAACACGTAGCAGTAGCGGTGTAGGTAGCAAGGTTGATCTTAAGTTTAATCCTGATACACTGCGAATTGAGGATCTAGAAGAAGGCGATGAAGACTCGCAAACAGTTACTAGTGCAGGTCTATTAGATCAGCTAAAACGTAGTGGTAGTATTAAAGCAGAAGAACCCCAAGCAGCAGATACTGTAAGTCAGAGCTTACAGCTTCGTGACTTTCTAAAAGCCAAAAAGTGATAAATACTTACACTGGAGCCTTAAAGGAAAGTTATGAGCAAGTATCGTAGCATTATCGAAGAACTAAATCAAATATCAATTGATAGGGACCGCAATCACGTAGTTGAAAATCGCGGTGAGCATGTTATTCGTAGTGCTATTAACCTTATCGAGCAGATGGAGCGTTATTATGATGCTGAAACTGCTAAAGACCTTACCAATAGACTGATCAACAGTATTAAGGGTAAGGACGGCACAAAATTTTCCCGAGGCATTAAAAAAATTATAAAAGAAAGCCAAGGGGACGACGATGCGTCTTTATGAACTTGAATCAGACTTTGATTTAACCAAAAAAGCCAAGAAAAAATTATTTCCTAGTGGACCAACATTTAGCTGGGATCCTGCTAAGAAGCAGTGGCTTAATCCTGACGGTACACAAGTAGCCAGAGATGTACACTTTGACTTAATGAAGTCTGTAGGACTAGATCCACAGGGAAATAAGCTAAAGCCTGGCATGCTTGATAAGATTAAAGGTGCTTGGACAAAAAGTGGTGCAGGCATTGATCCTAAGGCTAGTGCATTAGGCAAAGTAATGGGCCGTGTAGGCGGCGCAATTGGTAACATGATTGGTAAAGCTGTGCGTCCTAAAGATGCAGACGGTGACGGTCAACCTGATGCAGATGCAGACGGCGATGGTCAACCTGCTGCATCAGCAGCACCTCAAGCGCCAAAACCCGGGCAGGGCGATACCCGTCAAGGTGCAGTACAAGTAGACCAAGACCTAGGCGCAATTGTACAACAGATGAGATCCTACAAACCAAATCCTCAAGCTAAACCTTTGCCTGCAAAAATGGTTCAAGGTGTAGAGAACGACATGAAGAACATGCGTACTAACAAGGATTGGGCTGTAATGACTGGTAAAAAAATTCTTAGTTTTTCTAAAGCTGGTTACAATGTTGATGATCTGCAAAAGAAGTGGACTCAAGAATATGCAATTGGATCTAAACAAAAGATCATGCAAGACCAGTTCAGCGAAGAACTAGAAGCTCTTAAAAAACTAGCAGGTATTTAAAATGCGATTTATTGAAATATCAAAGCCATTAGTAACCTCAGTTATCAGTGAGAGCTTGTTTGAATCTAAAGAAGGCAAGAACACTCACCTTGAACACTTAGAAGATAATATCTTTAACAAGGGTTTTGCTGGTGCTAAGGAAGCAGTAAACTATCTTTACAGTCTACATGAAATGCTGGAAGGTCACGCTAAGGCTCCTGTAAGTATTACTACTAAGTGGGACGGTGCTCCTGCTGTGGTATGTGGTAAAGACCCCGCTACTGGAAAGTTCTTTGTAGGTACTAAGGGTGTGTTTGCACAAGATCCAAAGATGAACTTCAGTGTTGCAGACATTAAAAATAATCACCCTGCAGAAGGCTTACAAGAAAAACTAATCGCAGCACTAAAGAATTTAAGTAAGCTACAGTGGAACACAGTAGCACAAGGTGATTTATTATTCACTAAAGGCGATATTAAAGGCGCAAACATCGACGTCGAAAACTACATTGTGTTTAAGCCAAATACAATTACATATGCAGTGCCTGCTGACAGTGATTTAGCAAAGCAAATGCTAGCCGCAGATATTGGTATTGTATTCCATACAGAATATGTTGGCGGCCCCACACTAGCTGATACTAAAGCTAAGTTTGGCTTTGACAGCGGCAGCTTAGGTAAAACACCCAGTGTGTGGTATAGAGATGCTACCATTAAAGACCTAAGCGGTACAGTTACACTTACTAAAGCAGAGAGTGCTGACATTATGGGTGCTATCAGTGAAGCTGACAAGTATCTAAAAGGCATCGATTCGAATACTTTTGCTTGGTTAGAGCGCGGCACTGATGTTATTGGTAAAGACTTTGTACAGCAATTAAAAGCGCATGTCAACAACCAAGTGCGACAAGGTGCGTTTGACAATCCTACAAAGTTTGCACAAGGCTTTGTAGAAAAATATATCAACTTCATGACTAAGACTATTGAAAAGTATAAGACGCCAGCCAAGCAAGATGAAGCTAGAGAGAAGATGGTGCAGGGTGTTAAGTTTATTAAAGAACATGTACCTCAGATCGTATCAGTGTACGATCTATACTTAAAGATAATTGAAGCTAAGGTCAAACTGTTAGGGAAACTATCAACTATTAGTCAAATCCCAACATTCATTGAAACTGAAAATGGTTATCAAGTAACAGGCGAAGAAGGCTTCGTTGCTGTTGATCGTATGGGTAATGCACTTAAACTAGTTGACCGTTTAGAATTTAGTAGACTAAACTTTGGCAGTGGTAAACCTGGAGCATAATAATGCAACTAGAGTTTATTGATACGGAACTTTGCGAAAGTAGACTTTATCGGACTACAAGAAACTTCACTAAGTTTAACGGTAGAGATATTGCAGATTTGTTATACTTGAATACTATAGCTGCCTTCATGATGACTAAAGATGCAGCGCAACGAGAGTATGCAATAGGATACATTAGCAAAACTACTCAATACGGAAACTATACATTGTTTAGAACTCATGCTACTGACCTGTACTTGTTAGCTTACCAAGTATCTCATCCTAAAAACAAAACAGTTGATTTAGAAGATAGTTTGATTAGTGATAGATTCTTAGAAGGTTTAAATTTTGATTACAGAGATCACTGGAAATTTTTACGTGAAGTAATTGGTACTGGAAACGAATCTTTGGGTAGAGCAACATCATTTTTTTATCGTTTAGAACAGCAATTAAAAATAAGCAATCCCAGATTTAAGCAGCTACGTAGATTAATACTTGATTGGGCTAATTTAAAATACATTCAACAGCAAATGGTAGTTGCTACACTAGCACATGAACTTAGAAAGAAAGGTATTGGTAGTGAACTACTAAGTCCTATCAACACTATGCTCAAGTATAGAG